AGCCGTCTCCTTGGCAACGCCCCGTTCCAATAGGGTGTCATAAAACAAAAAGGCATCAGCAATGATGCGACCAGCACCTGCTTGGAAGTCTTCCTGATGTTTTTGGTGTAGGTCACTAATGCTGTTCTGCCGATTTTTAAAATCCTGTCGCCGAAAATAAGGTACTTCGGCTGGCTGTGTTTTGCTGTATCGAGTAGAGAACTCCTGGAACGAAAAGGACCGATGCCGTAATATCTGAGCGGCAATATCACGTTCTGTGTCAATTTGGACGCACATATTGGCCATCTCAAATGGTGACCAATGCTTGTGCTTCGCAAGGTACCTAAGCAGCCCTGGTCCGGTTTCCCAGTTGTCTTCGTTGGACGGGTTACTAACACGCGCCATACGCACGATCAGCTTTTCAGCGTCTGGGGTTGCCCAGACCAATTCAACATTGCTCATGAATAAAGCGCAGAGATCAAACGTGTCACCACACTTCTCTTAGCGTGGTAGTGGGTTTGGCAGTAAATGTGGTTTTCAGCCACTGGAATTTCTACTGAGTACAGAAGTGTGGAACATACACCGCATTTTTTAACCCGTGTAGTCGCTACTTCGTGTGAACTACGGGTGCTTATAGTTCTTAAGACGCCTCTACCTGAGGCACCGCAATTAGGGCACTCCACTATAAAGGCCCGCAGGTGCCAAGTTTTGCAAGCACATGAAGCTTCCTTAGGGCTTTGTGGCATCTTTGCCTTACACGTTCTCTAGACATACCCAAGTCTTTTGACACCTTTATGTAGGTCTGCGGCTCACCACCATCAAAAGCAAATACACGTTCCACGATGGTACGATCCACGGGGTTTAAGGTCGTCAAAAGCCTGTCTACCGTATCACTGCAAAAAAGGTTATCAAGCTTTTCCATAGGGTGCTCACCATCACTAATAAGCTCAAGCAGGGTGTGGTCAGAATCTAGTCCACGTGCAACTTTATCCAAGCTAATGCAGTCTTCACTGCGCTCCAGGTATTCCCGCAATCGCTTAGGGGATGTAGCACAGTATTCTGCGCTTTCCTCTAAGGTGGGTGGCCTGCCATGCGAAAGCTCAAATTGAGGTGCCCACTGGCGCAGCTTTGCCAGTATTTCCCCGGCATGGGACGGAATGCGAATCATCCGGTCGTGGTAACTCAGGTAACGACTAATGGACTGCCTAACCCACCAATAGACGTATGTGGATAAAGCGTAACCACGCTCTGGGTCGAACTTTTTGATGCCGTGGGCAAGCCCGATGTTCCCTTCCTGCACAATGTCGAACATTTCTGTGCGCCTGGAACGCATTGTGTAACGTTTTGCAATAGAGACCACAAGTCTTAGGTTGCAGTTGATGAGCTTTTGATATGCCCGCTTACCTGTCTTAATTTCTCTTTCGGTGGGGTTTTCAGATGTAACCCAAACCTGCACTTGCCGTGCCAGCAGAATTTCCTGCTCTTTGTTTAAGAGCGGATACCGAACTATGTCTTTCAGATACTCACTAAAGCCGTCCATCAGTAAGAAACTTCCACAATGCTTGGTACGCAACCGATGCTGTCTTCAAGGCTACGCGCCACTTGACCGGCCTTTTCAATAGTCACATAAGAGCAGGCGTCTTCTGCTTTATCTGTCAAGCGAATACCGTTGTTTTTAGGGGAGTTTGCATAGTAGGCTGCAAGATACAAAGTTTGCGCTCCGTGTGTTGTCTTAAGTGCGTAGCGAGTCATCGGCTAGTAAGTAGTAAACCCAAAAAGAGTAGCACAGTACAAAGCCCCTATTTGAAATCTTCAGAAGCTTTACGTGACTTAATACGGCCTTCAACACGCTTACGCACCGAAGCACGCCAAACAGCTTCATCTTTAGCAACTGCCTCGTTATAAATCGCAGAAGGGTACTCGCGTTCCAGTGTTTTGTAGACCGCGTTACGAACCCAAGCTGTGGGACGTACGGCGGCTTTTTCAGCTAGGTCAAACAGCAACTTTGCCCTATGAGGGTCAAGAAGTATTTGCATATATGTCTTATTTCCGTGCCAAATTGCCATCAAGTGGTAGCCCAGTAGGTTTTAGTCTAGCATTGTGCTACCAAAGAAGTGCGTTATCAACATGCTTACGCCAGCCAGTCTGCTGATCCTTACGAGCTTTTGTGCGTTGTTTACGGCAGCCCCGCCTTATTTCCCTAGCACCCTCAAGGAAATTGGCTGCGCGGAGCAAATCTGCAGTACTGGCACGCGCTATTTCGTACTGCAAGAACTTCATAACTATCTGCCGCCCTGTCTCCGGTGGCATAGGCAGCATCCATCACTTCCGCAAGACTACGGTAACAACCTGTTCCCTGAGGGGTACGGAAGGACCACCCGCTAAGCGTTCGATAGATGCTGACCATGCTGCGCTACTTCCTAGTGAATTTCAGACCAACGCTTTCCTACAGAAGGTTCAGCTAGAGGCGGAATATCTCCCAGCCACTTAGCTTCGGCGCTTTCCATTACTTGTTTTAGCTGGTCCGCCCACTGCTGTGCCTTATCTTCACGAACAAGTAAGAGAATTTCATCATGGATACAAGCTGCAATTTTTACTTCCTGTTCATTAGCTTCAAGAACCTTTGGCCAGAGGTTGCCTAAGGCGCACTTAAGGATGGCTGCGCCAGCTCCTTGAATTGGAGTGTTGCACCTTACCGTAAGGCGGTTCATGTCACCTGGCAGAAAGCGCCGCATATCAGAGCCTGGGATACGAATTTCGGCCCACCGGTTACTTGCTGTCTTTGATGCGTCTGCAGCATTCTGGTTTTGCCACTGCTTCACACCTGCATAAGTGCTCAACCATTGGTTACGAATTGTTGCAGCGGCCTCAACCGTCATGGTGACACCAGAGCTAGCAGCGTAATTACGCAAGCCTTTAGCGCCTGACCCATACAGCAAACCAAAATTGGCGCTTTTTGCAATTTGGCGAGTGCAGCCGATTGCCTCAGCGGTAACCGTGTGAAGGTCTTCACCAGCCTGGAACGCCTTGGTCATTTTTTCATCCTGCGCCACTGCTGCAGCGAGTCGAAGTTCCATCTGACCAAAATCCGCATCCACAAGTAGCCAACCATCAGGAGCCTCAACACATTGCCGAAACTCTGTATCACGGGGAATTTGCTGGTTGTTGGGTTTGATGCAGGACATACGGCCTGACTCCGCTCCAAGCTGGAGGTAGCTGGCACGTACAAAGCCATCCGGGTCCATTTTTTCGAGGATCCCTTCAGCCATTTGACGACGCTTTTCACTTTTCTTCCATGCCAAATAGGTCTGTATGACATGGTGGTCCGCAGCGTAATCCTGAAGTGCTGCCCTACTAGCACTAGGCTTACCTGTTTTATTGTCCTTTGGCACTGCCCCCAGAAGTGCTGTGAACTTTTCTAACAATTGCTTGGGACTACTTAAGTTAAAGCCTGCTTCTAGCTTGGTCCCACGGCGAGCATCACCCGTAGCTTTCGGCCTGAGGTTAAACGTTTGCGGCGCCGTTTCAATCTGTTCAATTTCCGCATACCACTTTTCGTAGTCTGAGTCGTCGTGCCCCATTTGCGTGACAAGGTCTCGAAGTTTTGAAAGTCTTTGAGTATTTGCTGCTTCTCTTGGGAGCTTATGTTCCGCCGGAAGCGCATTATCAAGTTCCCGTAAAAAGTCTCTACCGAGCGCATGAATGTCGTGTTGGTAATCATTACAAAGCTGCTCAAGACTGGTACGGTTCCAAGGAAGCCCGGTACGCCACATCTGGGCCATAGCGGGAAGTGCTCTGCACTCTAATGTATAAGCTTCAGACAGCCGTGCATTTTGTAGTGCTGCTGTAAGTGGATAGTCCAGCTGCAGCAACACCTCAACATCTTTAGCGGCATAGACCAACTGGTCTCGACTTAAGACAAAAGCGCTCCAATCAGACCGCTGCTGTTCCTTGTCGAGTTCAATTTTGAGAACACGTTTGGCCACATGGGCTAGACCGTGCCTGAGGTTAGGCGTTCCATTGTGGTGGAGCTTACTGGCAAGCATGGTGCAACCAACCCGGCCACGTACATAGATGCCATATTCCTGCAACCAACCAAGATCAAACACTGCATTGTGCGCTAACCAGTAACGCTCACCATTGGTGAAAAACAGGCGTAATTTTTCCCAACCATCTGCATCTAGTTCAAAGCAGTCAATGATGACGATAGTTTTACTAACTTCGCATCCCAGCTGGATTAAACGGAGTTTGCCTATTTCAGGCTGTAGCTGGAGCGTTTCAGTATCGAAGGCGATAGAAATGGATGTCGAGATCTTCTGCAGATGCTCGACACCGAAAAACAAGTTGTAGTCAGACATGGGTGGTCTTCAAAGAAGTGTGTATTCAGGAAGTGGGCCTGTCCATTCGGACTCGTGTTGGCCTTCGGGACTGTACCATCCGCTGTCGTCTATACGCCAGCCAGCTGTGCAACGCTTAAGCGCCTTGTAATTTTCCCAAACAGGTTCTTCAGGGAAAGGGTTTCCGTAGTCGTGTTCCCAGTCATGCTCACTGATGCCGGTGGGTGTATACCAGCCACCTTCGTCAGCTTCCCAGCCTTCTGCGCTACGCATTTTCCAGAGCTTGTCTTCGTCGGCCATAGCGCGATCAACTTGAGCAGCGTTCACAGCGTAGTTATCGAACCAGGCCGCAACCCGAAGGTTGTAATCTGCGGCCTCATTTTGTAAGTAGCTTGGAACGTTCTTAAGTTTTACGCTTGCAAAGGTGCTGGTGTCAAATGGGTGTGTAGACATAATTAAAGAGGAAAAGTTTCGTAAGAGGTTTGCAAGAGGCTTTTGATAATCACCTCTAGCTCTGCAACCCTATCATTGGAGTCAAGGTCGCAGACAATTGGGACTTCAGCTGTAAACCATTTGTAACCACAGGCCGGACATTTGCGGCCTCTAACCACGCTTGCTTCAAAACGAGGTTTAGTTTGAGTGACCCAGCGGTCACCTTTTTGTGGTGACCGATTGCAGTTAGGACAGTTCATGCGAGAGGATCGTCATAAGGGTCAAGTTCAAATTCTGAAATCAGGCGGCATAAGTACCACTTGGCTTTGCGGAGGTCTTCAAGGCCATTTTTCTGGCGATACCTCCAGATGTATTTGATGCAATTGCCGCGCAGATAACCAAAAAATTCTTCGGTTGTCATTGCGGCCTTGATCGCTTCAATACACTCCACGCCGCTACTGCTTTGGTAGTGCGCTGGAGCGTTGACAGGATCAGTCATCATGAGTCCTCCATTTGGTTGAATATGTCAATCAGTTCTTGGTCGCCTGATTCTGTGACTAGTCGTTGAAGTTTTTTGGCTGGAGACTCTACAAGTTGCCACCCCCCACTTGAGATGGTGCCTCGGACATCGCCCCAGATGTCACCACGGACATCGCCGTGGACACCGCCACGGACGTTGCCATGAACATCGCCCCAGACGTCACATTTGACGTCGCGAACTTGCCATCCCATGAAACCCTCGTAACAAAAACTAACAAGCTTTAGGGCTTCTTCAAGTGTGATTTGTTTCATTAGTTGTCCTCTGTGTCAAAAGTAATTGGGGGAATGACACACCAGTCGGTAATCCAGGGCAACATGCGTAGCACCTGTTCCCGTGTTGGTGCGTTTGTATGGTCTAGTGGT